TCAACGACCCGTTCTTTTCGTCCATGCTGGATCGCGCGAAGAGGCTGTAAACTACCTGCCAGCATTACCGGCTGCCCTTAGATGCGGGTCGCTCCGGAGAACGGAGTCGGTCGTAGCGGATGTGTCGTTTAGTCCACTACACACCGAAAGGGCGCATCCACCATGGGCGTTGCCACCGGCTCCAATGACGTCATCATCCGGCGTCTCGAGCATGAACTTGAAGAGAAGTCCACTTTCGCGCAGGGCATCATCGAGCGCGCGAACGCGGCCAACCGCGACCTGACCGTCGAAGAGCGCGGTCTGCTGGTCGAAACCCGCGGCCGCATGGAGGAACTGCAGGGTCAGATCAACGACGTCAACGAGACGTTCAAGGTCGCCTACGAAACCCGCAACCGCTCACGCGAGGTCGGCGCGGAGATCGAGAAGCTCAAGGGCCGCGCGCCCGACACCGAGGTCGAGTACCGCAGCACCGGTGCCTACATCGTCGACGCGTACAAGGCGCACATGGGCGACCGCCCGGCCGCTGGCCGCATCGAGTTGTTCGAGCGCGCTGCGGCACACCAGAAGACCACCGACAACCCCGGCATCGTTCCGGATCCGGTGGTCGGCGATCTGATCAACTACGTCGACGCGCAGCGTCCGCTGGTGCAGGCGTTCGGCCCCCGGCCGATCCCCGGTGCCACGTGGTCGCGTCCGCGGGTCACGCAGCACACCAGCGTCGCCAAGCAGGGCGCCGCGGGCCTGGCTGCTGACCAGAAGACCGAACTGGTGAGCCAGAAGATGGTGATCGGCAAGCTGACCGCCGAGGTCGTGACCTACGGCGGCTATGTCAACGTGTCGCGGCAGAACATCGACTTCAGTTCTCCGCAGGCGTTCGACATCATCGTCAACGATCTGGCCGACCAGTACGCCATCGAAACCGAGGCGGCCACTGCCGATGCCATCGCGGCCAGCAGCACCACCGCGGTAACGATCGACACCACCCCGAGCACCGGCACCGCCCAAGAGGCAATCGCCAAGGGCCTGTGGTCGGCGGCCGGTCAGGTGTACGCAGCGGTCAAGGGCCGCGGTCGCCTGCTGCTGGTGATGAGCCCCGATCTGCTCGGCACCTTCGGTCCGCTGTTCGCTCCGATCAATCCGCAGAACGCCTACGGCAGCGGATTCTCGGCGGCCAACTTCGCACAGGGCGTGGTCGGTCAGGCGTCGGGCATCACCGGCATCATGTCGGCGGGCCTGGGCACCGGCGAGGCGGCCGTGGTGTCCACCGCGGCCATCGAGGTCTACGAGCAGCGCATCGGCACGCTGCAGGTCGTGGAGCCGTCCGTGCTGGGCGTGCAGGTGGCCTACGCGGGCTACTTCACCACCATGACCATCGAAGAGGACGCGATCGTTCCGCTGACGGTGACGTAATCAGCGATGTTCGTTCGTAACGGCGAGAGGCTCGGGTCGATTCAGGTCGACCCGAGCGTCTCCGATCCTCAGAAGCGCAAGGCAGCACGCAAGTCTGCCGAGCCGAAGTCCGCGCCCGCGTCTGACGACAATCCGCCCGCCGGCGACGATTCCGTTCAGACGCCCCCGGTCAGCGAGGGCACCGCGCCCGAGTCTGGCGACGCACCCGAGCCCGAGGCACAGGTCGAACCTGAGCCCGAGTCTCAGCCCGAAGCCGAGAAGCCGACGAAGATCACCAAGACGTCGTCGTCTCGCCGTACGGGCTTCAAGTCCGCTCTCGACACCCCGAAGGGGTAACGCATGACGACGACAACCAAGCTCGGTGACCGTTTGGGGCGTGCCCTGGTCAACGACAACCCCGGTGCATCCAACGCCACCGACTACCTTGGGCGCGCGGTCACCGCGGGCAACAAGGACTATCTCGGTGTGGCTCTGGTCGACGCGCCGATCTTCCCACCGGCCGATCGCGCCAACAGCACGGCCTACACCAGGGGTCAGCGCGTGAAGGTGGCTGGCATCAACGAGGTTCAGACCCTCACGGTGACGGCCACCGCTGGCAACACGAAGTTGGACGTGACATTGCGGGGCGTCACGCGACGCACCGATAACATCGCGATCAGCGGGTTGAACGCCGCCGCCATCCAGAGCGCCATCGTGGCTCTCGACAACGTCGAGCCCGGTGACGTGACGGTGGCCGGTTCCGGCCCGTACAACATCACCATTCAGTCCGAGCAGGGCAACGTGGGCCAGATCGCGGTGGCGCCGGGCAGTCCCGACGTCTCCGGTGGCACGGTGGTGGCCGGTACGACCACGCAGGGCAGCACCGGCGGCCAGATTTACGAGGCCACCGTCGCTGGCACGTCGGGCAGTTCGGTTCCGAGCCTGCCCGCGGTGGGGGCCACGGTCACCGATGGCACCGTGACGTGGAAGCGGCTCAAGTAGCCGATGGCCGAGCTCGCACCCGCCGACGTTTCCGCATACACCAAGGGACGCCTCGCGCCGGATGACCCCGAGACGCAGCGCATGCTCAACGCCGCGTTGCAGGCCGTCAGGCGCGAGGTCGGTTGGCACGTCTCGCCGGTGCTGCCGAACCAGGCGGTGACGATCGACGGTCCCGGTAGTCGCGTCCTGCGGCTGCCGACCATGAAGATCACCGAACTGACGTCGGTGACCGAAGATGGGATCGGGCTGGATCCCACTTCGGTCGCCGCGTCGGCGGGTGCGACAGCCCTGATGCCCGAACAGGTTCGGTTGCGCAAGCGCAACGGTAGCTACTGGACCGACCAGTACAGCGGCATCGACATTGTGATGTCGCACGGTTTCTCCGAGACTGAGGCCGTCGATTGGCGCCAGGCGATCCTGTCGATGGTCGATCAGATGTCGCTCATCCCGGTCAAGGCAGCGACCGGGATGAGTGACTTCGGCCAGCGGTCCTGGCGCGTCGACGACGTGCAGGTGGCCTACAACCCGTATGCCGCGCTCGCTGAGGACGTGCTGTTCTCGGCGGGCAACATCATCGACAAGTACCGACTACCCACCTTGGAGTTCGGCTGATGCCTGCCCTAACAGACGGTCCCGGCGTCACCATTCGCGTCAAGCCCGACCTGTCGGCGTTTCGCGAGGCGACGGTCAGCGACATCATCTACGCGATCGGTTGCGACCGCGCCATCGCCGAACAGTTCCTCGAGCACTACTGGGCCATCCCGCGATGATCTTCGGCGATCAGACGATTCGGTTCACCCATCTTGAGAAGTCGGGCGCATCCGACGAGTTGGGAAACTTCGATCTGGTCCCGGTCAATCACGACGCAACCAATTGCCGGCACCGCCCGATGACGTTCGCGGAGACGGCCGAGCTCGAGTTCGACATCGCGACAGAGTATTGGCGCTCAACGATTCCCGTGCATATCTATGACGACACACTGCGTGCCGCGGTGATGGACGCCAAGGCTAACGACAAGATCACTGTCAATGGCGTGAAGTACCAGATCATCGGCGGTCCGCGTACGCACCCCGACGCCGCGGGTAACCCGTTCAAGACGACTATCATCTCGAAAAAGGCAACCGGCTAGGAGAATGCGATGGGCACCTATCAGATCATGGGACCGGGCAAGGTCGTCGCGGACGGCAAAGTTCTGGTGACCTCGCGCACCGGCGGTGTCGTCGAGTTGGATGACAAGCTCGCTGCGGGCGGGGCGAACCTGCGTCGGCTCAATGCCGAGCCCGACTATCCCGGCGATCCGACCCGTGTTGTCCTGTCGGCCAATTCGGGCGCCGCATCCACAGATTCTCCGGACGTGCAGGCCGCCGAACACGCCAACGAGGGCCAGCAGGAACAGGAACAGTCCGACGAGCCCAGCGGCGAGCCCGAGCAGAGCGACGAGGCCGCGGAGGGATCCGAGCAGGCTGATCCGAATCCCGAGCCCGAGCCCGAAGCGTCCCCGAAGCCGCGCAACCGTCGTCGGAGTGGCGATGGCTGAAGTCCATGTGAGTCGCGTCGAGATCGAAAAGGCGACGCGCGAGATCATCGCGAAGATCGCGAAAGACGACGAACCGCAAACGCGGACGAAGGCTTTCGCCATTGAGGTGATGAACTACTGGAAGAACGTCGCCTGGCCGCAAGCGGTTGGGTCGGTTTACTCCCCACCCAACCATCCGTGGTCGCGTGGCGGCCCCGGCAGCTACGAAGAGTCTTTCGAGGTCAAGCGAAACCGCGTTGGAGGGACCGGCCCCGACGCCGGCCGTTTCGCGGCGGGCTATCAGGTTCGCAACACCAGCCCGAACGCCAACTTCATCGAATTCGGCACCGGCGTGGACAAGCCTGGTAGCCGATCGCCGTGGGGTCCGAACACGCC